AAGATGCTTCCGTTGACAATCAATCTCAACAACAGGGTGGAGGTGCTTCTGGTCCTGATGAAGAACGTTCTGAAACTCAGAAAGCATTTGATCAAAATGCTCAGGGACTTAACAGTAACAATAGCATGGTCTGGAATGTGGAGTATGTAGAGATCGGCAAGAATAATCTCGATGAGATCATTGTTCCTTTCAACTCTCTTCACAAATACATCGAACAAAGTTGGATCTCTCAGCAAGAACAAAAAGAAGACATGAATCTTTTTGAACATGCTGACAAAGCGTTCCGTGAATACAAAGCATCTGCTCAGCAGGAAGTTAACTATCTTGTGAAAGAGTTTGAGTGTAAGAAGTCTGCTGATGCCTATGCTCGGGCAGCAACATCTAAGACTGGTGTTCTTGATACTTCAAAGCTACATACTTATAAGTACAATGATGATTTGTTCAAGAAGGTTACTGTCCTTCCTGATGGTAAGAACCATGGCATGATTTTTATTCTTGATTGGTCTGGTTCTATGGGCAATATCATTGAGCCCACCGTGAAACAACTGATTAATCTTATGTGGTTCTGCCGTAAGGTTCAGATTCCTTTTGAACTGTATGCCTTTACCTATGAGTGGAACAACCATTTTATTAATCCTGAACATGACTACACTAAAGAAAAAAGTGCCCGTGAGCATCTAAAACTTGGTGTTCACCAGCGAACCAGTCTGCTCAACTTTGTTTCTTCTTCTGCTAAGTCTAAAGATTTTGAGAAATCTATTCTCAATCTCTATCGTTTTGCTTATTACTTCTCCCCTGGTTATTATTATGACCGTTATAATGTCCCCATGGGATGTGATCTGAGTGGCACTCCTTTGAATGATGCTATCATCACTCTTCATGATGTAATCCCTGCCTTCCAGAAACAGACTGGTTCACAGAAAACTACTGTATGTATTCTGACTGACGGTGAATCTGCCGGATGCCAATACTCTGTCAAAGTCGATCGTCATGGCAATGACTATATCGGATCCCGAACTTTTGATGAGGGTAACCAACTCCGTGATCGTAAACTTGGCAAAACCTATAAGGTTAATAGTGACTATCGTTCTATTACTCAAGTTCTTCTTCAGAACCTGAAGGATAAGTTTCCTGAGATCAATCTGGTTGGATTCCGTATTGGTAACACTGGTGATTTCACTTCTTATTATCGTTACGCCACGATTTCGGATTCCCCTTCCTGGTCCGTTCCCGATATTGAAATGAAAAAGTGGAAGAAAGAAAAAACATGGGAGTTCAATAGCGTTGGTTATGATTCTCTCTACTTCATGGCTAACACCAGTCTTTCTTCCAACACTGATTTTGATGTTGCTGACACTGCCACAAAGACTCAAATCAAATCTGCTTTTGTTAAGAGTCTCAAATCTAAAAAAACCAATAAGAAGATTCTTTCTTCCTTCGCTGCAGTGGTCAGTTGAGAGACTGTCCACTCTGCCCCGACTCTGCTCCCACTCTGCCCTATACTAACTTCATCAACACAAGACAACCAATGGCACTCTCTGCTGACTACATCCTGACTTCCCTGACCGAACTTTATGGCACTGACATCTCTGCTGCTGATGTCAAAGGTTGGTGTGCTATGAACGGCACCACCTATCAAACTGTGACTAAGAAACTTGAGCAATACAAGACCGGTCGTGGTAAGTGGAACCTGACTGTTTCTGAAGCACGGGAACAGATGGAGCAATCCTATGCCTCTATCACTCGTTCTTTGGTTCCCGCTAAGGATCAGACCTTTGTTCCTTTTGGTAACTACACTGATCTCAAGAAAATCATTCAATCTCGTATCTTTTACCCTACCTTCATCACTGGTATGTCTGGTAATGGTAAGACCTTTGGTGTTGAGCAGGCATGTGCTGCTCTCAACCGTGAACTCATTCGTGTAAACATTACCATTGAAACCGATGAAGACGACCTTATTGGTGGGTTCCGCCTTGCTAATGGCGAGACGGCATGGCATGACGGTCCTGTCATTGAAGCCCTCCGCCGTGGGGCAATCCTGCTTCTGGATGAAGTGGACCTTGCATCTAATAAGATTCTTTGTCTCCAGTCCATTCTCGAAGGTAAAGGAATCTTCCTGAAGAAGACCGGTCAGTATATCCAACCTGCTCCTGGTTTCAACATTATTGCCACTGCTAACACTAAGGGTAAAGGTTCTGACGATGGTCGCTTCATCGGCACCAATGTGCTCAACGAAGCATTCCTTGAGCGTTTTGCTCTCACTATCGAGCAAGACTATCCTACCGCTGCTACTGAACTGAAGATTATTGAGGGTATCTCTCTGGATCTTGGCATCGAAGATCGTGCCTTCTGTAAGTCTTTGGTTGATTGGGCAGACATTATCCGGAAGACCTTTAAGGATGGTGGTGTTGATGAAGTGATTTCTACTCGTCGCCTTGTCCACATCATCCGTGCTTTTAGCATCTTTGGTAAGAAAGAGAAAGCAATCAAATCCTGTATCAATCGTTTCGACGAAGAGGTGAAGGAAGTGTTCTGGGATCTCTACACCAAACTCGATGCTGATGTTGTTCAGGAGATTCGTGACGAGAACTTCCCTGAGGTGACGAATGACTGAGAGACAACCAACCGTCGTGTCCATTACTCTTGGACACGACGTTCAAGAAGACTGGGAGAGCTACCAAGAATGTATCCGATCTCTTTTAAATGAAGAACCAAACATCAACAAGTTCCTTTACTACATTGGCAACTATGGCACATACAGATACCCCATCGAACCAACGTAAAGATTTTCACGGATGGGTCGGTGCTCTGGCAAGACTAAAGACTGGAGAAACAGTGAAGATTAAAGGTGGGAATAGATTCACTTTATTTGTACAAGATCTTGACGGCACCATCAAAGAGTGCTATCATGATGACTTAGTTATGATTATGGAGGCGTGATGGATCATCAATGGAAATATGACGAGGAAGAAATCCTCAAAGACATTCGTGAATATGTGAGTGGAACCTATCGTGGTCACTACGCATCTGGAGAACATGAGTTCCAAGGTGTTCAAACTATTGACCTGATGGCAGCAAAGCATCTTGCTTCCGGTTTTTGTCAAGCAAATATCCTTAAGTACGGTAGTCGCTACGGTGATAAGGATGGTAGGAATAAACGTGACTTGATGAAAGTTATTCATTATGCTATGCTTCTACTCCATTTCGATGGACACTACAAATCCCTCAACCTTGATACCTATAATCGATGAGCAACACAGTTACTATGACAGCACAAACTACGGATGTGCTGAGAAGTTTTGAAACTATTAACAAGTCTATTATGTTCAGGGGTGGTCAACTTCTGAACTCTCGTAGTCTTGGGGGAAATATTATTGCTGAGTATCAGTGTGAGGAAAACTTTCCAAAACCTTATGCTGTGTATGATCTGGGACAGTTTCTGAAAGGATTATCTCTTTTTGATTCTCCCTTTTTGAACTTTAATGACGATAACTTTGTGGTTATTCGTAACCAGAAGGGTGGTCGTAGCGCCAAGTATTTTTTCTCGGATCCTTCTATTGTTGAGTCAGCATCTCCTAATCGTCGTCTTAACTTTCCTGAAGAATCTGTTGTTATCGAGTTTCGTATTACTGAGTCTGATCTCCAATCTCTTTGGAGAGCAGCGGGTGTCTACGAACTAGAAGATCTTCTCATCGAATCTTCTGATAATACTGTTGTGATTTCTTTGTTTGATTCTGAGAATGAAACCAACAATACATACAGTATTACTCTTGATGCCCAAGTTTCTTGTGAACATAAATGTCACATGAAAGTCGAAAACCTTTACACATTGATGAAAGGATCTTATGATGTTTCCGTTACTGATGGTATCGTTACTAGGTGGAAAAACACTAACCTAGATCTTGTTTACTATATTTCTACTGAAGACGACGAATGAAGAACAAAAAGTTTTTGTGGGTAGAAGAGTTTCGTCCTCATACTATTGAGGATTGTATTCTTCCCGGAGCATCTAAGAAAGCTTTCAAAGGTTTTCTGGAACAAGGAGAAATCCCTCATCTAATGCTTTCTGGTTCTGCTGGTGTAGGTAAGACAACTGTTGCCCGTGCTTTGTGTGAAGAACTAGGGGCAACAGTTATGGAGATCAATGGATCTGATGAAGGTCGATTGATTGATACCCTCCGTACCAAGATCTCACAGTTTGCTACTACTGTGGATCTTGCCAATCGTGCTAAACATAAAGTAGTGATTATTGATGAGGCAGACAATACATCTGAAGTAGTACAGATGTCTTTGCGTCATGCCATGGAGAAGTTTAGTGGTAACTGTAGGTTTATTCTTACATGTAACTTTCCTAATAGGATTATTGATCCTATTCATTCTAGGTGTGCTGTTGTGGATTTTTCCATTAGCTCTGCCGAGGAAGGACAACTACAGTTTGAGTTCTTCAATCGTTTAGAAGAGATTCTAAAGGAAAAGAACATCGAATACAACCGGCAGATTCTTGCTAAGGTAGTTGCTAGATTCTATCCAGATTGGCGTCGTCTTATTGGTGAAGTCCAGAGGTTTACTGCTTCCGGTTCTTTGGATCCTGTAGTTCTTGCTGAAATCGGTGACATCTCCGTAGATACTTTGCTTACTGCAATGAAAGGCAAAGACTACACTACTGTTCGACGCTGGGTTGTGGAAAACGTGAACAATGATATTTCTGTTGTGTTCCGTAAGATCTATGATTCTTTGGCAGTCGATAAAGTTATGAAGAAAGCTTCCATTCCCGAACTAGTTCTTTGTATCGCTAAGTACAGTAGAGATGTTGATCGTATTCCAGATCAAGAAATCAATCTACTGGCATGTCTAACAGAAGTAATGTATTCTTGTGAGTTTGTATGAATGTTAAACTAATCCGTATGTGGTCTGGTGAAGATGTGATTGCCGACCTTTTAGATGATGGTCCTGATACCATCACTATCATGAATCCTATTGTTGCTGTTCCTACTGCCCAGGGACAGATGGGATTTGCTCCGTGGTCTCCTTTGTTGAAGGAGAAGAACATGGACATTACACTCAAACAGTCTTATGTAGTGATGATTACTGAGACTCAAACAGAAGTCGAAGACTATTACAAAGAACAGTTTTCTATTATTAAATCCCCCTCTAAGAAGTTAATCGTATGACCTTATCTGTTCCCTCTAAATCAGATCTTATCCACCTTAAGATCCAAGCAGCAATGCGTGAGAATGTTTTTGATGAAGACCAGATGAAATATCTCGGTCTTCGTGAAGATGGCAAGCATTGGTATTTGATTGCTGGTGAGTATGAAGTTTCTGTTGATCAACTTGAAGAGTTTGAGATGATTGATAATGAAAGTTAAAACTACACCTGAAAATGTACAAGAAGCAAATGATGGTTTGTTTCGTGCTACAATGAATCTACCTACTGCTGCCGCTCACTGTGGCATGACACACAAGGAAATGAAACTGACCTTTTGGGAATATCTTAAATACCATGCCCCAGACTATGAAATCCCTGAAGACCCCGCTTCGCTACCCAGGCGGCAAGTCCAGAGCACTCTCAAAACTCCTCCAGTACGTCCCAGACCTGAAGGGGTATAAGGAGTACCGGGAACCCTTTCTAGGGGGTGGTAGCGTTGCCCTGGAGGTCTCCAAGCGGTATCCCCATTTGGACATCTGGGTCAATGACCTTTACGAACCACTCTATAACTTTTGGAAGGAACTACAACACGATGGCAAACGCTTACAAGACGTTCTTACAGAACTTAAGTACAGGCATCCAGAGCCCGTCAGTGCTAAAAAGTTATTCCTTGACGCGAAAGAATACCTTACAAATCCCCCCAGTGTTATTGGGGCTTTCCCCCCTTACCGTGAAAGTTTTTGGAGGGCTGTCGCTTTTTATGTTGTTAACAAGTGTTCTTTCAGTGGTCTTACTGAATCTAGTAGTTTCTCCAAGCAAGCAAGTGAGTCCAACTTCTCCCTCAACGGTATCTCAAAACTCTATGACTATTCAGTCTTGATTGGTAACTGGAAAATTACTAACTTGTCTTATGAACAACTCCTTACTGATAACAAAGACACCTTTACGTACCTTGATCCCCCCTACGAAATCGGAAGCAATTTGTATGGCAAACGTGGGTCAATGCATAAGTCCTTTGACCATGACATGTTTGCTACTGACTGCGATCGTTTTGTTGGCGCTCAACTTGTATCCTACAACTC